CTGGGCGAGTTTGGCAAAGCTGCCGGTATGTTACAAAATACATTGTTTGGCCGGTTTATCATGCCGTTTGTTACGGCCCCGACCAATGACATACTGCGTACCATAGAGCGTACACCATGGCTTGCAGCATTTAATCCATACACATATCGGGATGTGTTTGGTAAGGATGCTGTCAAGAGGCAAAACACACTGGGCAGATTAAGCCTGGCTGGTGTGTCAATGGCTTTCATTACTCACTATGCAATGGCTGGTCAGATCACTGGTGCAAGACCGCAAGACCCACGGCAGCGCGAAAAACTGCCACCAGGATGGCAGCCATACTCTTTTGTATTTAGAGGCGAGGGCTTCCCTGTTGATGACGATGGCGACCCATTGCCGTTGTACGACAACTTTGGCAACCCTAACGGCCCACTAACATATGTAAATTACAGCGGCCTTGGCCCTGCAGCGTCTATGATCGGCATTACTGTTAATGCGTTGCAATTTAATTCCATGGCTAGAAATGCAGAAGATCGTCAAAGCATAGCGTCTGCAGCAGTTTTTGCGGCGACAGACTATTTTAAAGAGCTGCCATTTTTGCAAGGCGTGAGCGACACATTTTTGGCTTTGCAGCGGCAAGATGCCAGCTACCTTGTCAGCGGCCCACTTGGTTCGATGAACCTTGTGCCTGGTGTTCCTAATCCATTTAGCAGCCTGATGAGAGCTGGCGATGCAGCTATCGATTCAAGGCGTAAAAAGATCAATGTCGATTTTGACATATACACAGAGCAAGATGTGATCGACCTGACTGATCAGGGCGTGTTGCCACAGTCAATAGAGGGTGGTTACGATTTTCGTTATGTAGGCTTAGCCAAAGGTGATGCAGGCGACCAGTTTTTCCAAACTGTTCACCAGGGCTTCAATCAAATGATTCAGACAAATGTATTTGCAGATAGCCCAGATGCAAATGTGCCAATGTATGACACGCTGGGTCAGGTGCTTACAAAAGGCCCAAGCCTAGCAGAAAATCCTGTATTGGCAGCATACAATGCTGTCAGCCCATTTATGATCAGCAGCTCAGATGAACAGCCTGAGTATGTCAAAGAGCTGGTGCGGATCGATTGGCCGATACCACAGATGCCAAAGACATACAAAGGCATCGATCTTACTGTTGAGCAGCAAAGCCTAATGACCTGGCTGGCCAAGGGTCGAGCTGAGGATGCGCCTGAGCTGTTTAAGCAAATGGGGATTACTGAACCGCTAACGGTTAAGATCGACAACCGGCGCAATGATTTTATCGGTGCCATAGAGCGGCGCATGGGAACGCGGCAATATCGCAAAGCAGACCGGCGGCGTAAACAGGCGTTGATCCGTGATGTTCATCAACAGTTTTTAGAAGCAGCCTGGAACGAGCTGACAGCTTTGCCAGGGTTTGAGCGTTTGGGCCAGGCCGCGCTTGAAATTGAAAGCCTTATGGAAGGGGGCTACAGATGACGGTATCTAGTTTAACCAACAAGGTCACGCTAAATGGCAACGGCACTAATCATAGCTTTGCTTATGGTTTCAAGATTTTTGCCGATGCGGATCTTAGCGTGATCATCAGATCAAGCGATGGCACTGAGACAACAAAGACGCTCAACACTCATTATGTAGTAACCGGCGCAGGCAATGACAGTGGCGGTAATGTGTTGTTCAAATACAATACCGGCGATACCTCTGACGCTCACTATAGTGCCACAGATAACCGCCCACAGACTGGCGAAAGCGTGATTATCAAGCGTGTCATGAGCCTTACCCAAGGCACCGACTATGTGGCGAATGATCCATTTGCTGCAGAAAGCCATGAAGATGCGTTAGATCGTCTGACCTTTATTGTTCAACAGCAACAAGAAGAAATTGACAGGTCGATTAAGGCATCTGTCACAAACACAATCACGACAACTGAATTTGCTGTGTCTGCTTCTGATCGGGCTAACAAATTCTTCGCATTCGATTCAAGCGGTGATTTGGTTGTCAGCCAGGAGATCGGAACATTCCGTGGAAACTGGGCTGCAAGCACATCTTACGCCCAGAGAGACATTGTAAAGGACACCAGCACAAACAATATTTTTATCGTCAATACAGCTCACACCAGCTCAGGGTCGCAACCATTAACGACAAATGCAGACAGTGCAAAGTATGATCTGTTGGTCGATGCGGCGTCTGCAACTACATCTGCGACAAACGCTTCATCAGCTCAAACTGCGGCAGAGACTGCTAAAACTGCTGCTGAGACTGCACAGACTGCGGCAGAGACAGCACAGACCGCAGCCGAGACTGCAGAGACAAATGCTGAAACAGCGGAGACTAACGCAGAGACAGCAAAGACAGCAGCCGAAACAGCGAAGACTGCTGCAGAAACCGCGCTGGATGATTTCACTGATATCTTCTTAGGCAGTAAATCAAGCGACCCTACTGTGGACAATGATGGTAATGCCTTGATTGATGGTGCATTAGTGTTCAACACCACAGACAATGTGCTGAAGGTGTACGACCTGGGCAACACACAATGGCTGGCAACCGTGCCATCCAGCTCAGATCAAACAAAGATTAACACGGTTGCAGGGCAAATCAGCCCAACAAACAATGTCTCTACGGTTGCCGGTATTTCATCCGACATTTCGACAGTCGCTGGAATAAGCAGCGATGTGACTACCGTGGCTGCAGATGGCACAGACATTGGCACCGTTGCTGGAATAAGCAGTGATGTTACATCTGTTGCCGGTGTTTCTTCAAATGTCACAACAGTCGCAGGCGTAAGCTCTGATGTCACAACGGTGGCTGGTATTAGTGCGAATGTCACAACTGTTGCAGGCGTATCAGCAAATGTCACAACAGTGGCTGGTGTTAGCTCCGATGTGACTACGGTCGCTGGCATTTCTGCAAATGTAACTACTGCCGCAACAAATGATGCAAATATCACGACCGTGGCATCAAACATTACAGGTGTGAACAGTTTTGCAGAGCGGTATCGCGTTGAGGCTTCTGATCCAACAACATCACTTGATGCTGGTGATCTTGCGTTTGTGACAGGTTCAAGCACCTTAAAATATTATGATGGATCTGCGTGGCAAGGTATTGCACCGGGCATCACATCTGTGTCTGCTGACAGCTCGCCTTCTCTTGGTGGCAACTTAGATGTGGCCGGAAATTCTATTGTTTCAGCGAGCAATGGCAATATTTCAATTACGCCAAACGGCACTGGCTCAGTAATTATTGATGGCTTGTCACACCCACAATCGGATGGCAGTGCTGGTCAGTTTTTGAAGACAGACGGTGCAGGGCAACTGTCATTTGACACAGTCGACACTGGCGCATCCTTAACAGCATTTAGCACAGAGACAAGTTTTGAAGGCGCAGACCTTGTTGCGGTTTACGATACATCTGCGTCAGCTTGGGTCAAAGGCACCATTACCAATGCGGCTTTGCAAGGCCCAGCTGGTGCTGATGGTGCGGCAGGGCCAACAGGGCCTACAGGGCCAACAGGGCCTACAGGGCCGACTGGCCCTTCGGGTAGCTCCGCATCAACGAGTGCTGGTGCTGTTGGTGCATACGCATTTGTTCATCACTCTGGCAGTATTGGTATGGGTACTGCTGGTGGTACATACTCCGGTTCCACTTTACAAACAAAATTTTCAAACGCTAGTGGCAGTAGACCTAATAATCAGAGTGTTCCAACTGGTGGCACTTATCGTCGTATGGGTAATCCTAACACATCAAATAATGAATCAAGGACTAGCCTTGTTGTGAGGACTGCATAATGGCAATTACATATACAACAGTTTTAAACCCAAGATGGGGCGACTTAGCCCAAACAATGATTGATGTTGATGTTAACTTTGACCATCTGCCAGAAACATCAGTGGCGTTTACCGCAATATCTGACGATGTTGAGCCGCACGGTGTAGAGATATACAACCGTTGCATAGCTGGTGACTTTGGAACTATTGCGGCGTATACACCACCACCTACTCTAACGGGTGAAGATGCACAAAACGAATTGCGATATAACAGAAATGAAAAGTTAATCGCCTCTGATGTACATGTTCTACCGGATCGTTGGGCTGCAATGACATCAGAAAAACAAACTGAATGGTCAACATACAGGAATGCTTTGAGAGATTTGCCAGCAAACAATCCAAACGCAACAGTGGCTTGGGTAGAGGGTGATGGATACACTAATTGGTCAAATGTTACTTGGCCTACTGAACCGTCATGAGGACTATGTGGCAAATGTGGGTTGGCGCATTGAACCCAAAGGTTATAGATAAGATTGCGTCAATCACAAAGGATATACCTTACGAAAAAGCAAAGATATTTAATGAGCAAACTGGCGATGAGCAAAACGAAGAAGTAAGGCGCAGCCAAGTAAAATGGCTAACAGACGATGCATTTGTTCGTGGTCTTTTGTGGGGGTATGTGCAAGAGGCAAACAGGATTGCTTTTGGCTTCGATGTTCAGCCTGTTGGTCACATACAATATACTGAGTATGACGCAGAGAACAAAGGACACTATGACTGGCATCACGATATTGACTGGACTGGCAATGCCGCTTATGACCGCAAGTTATCTGTGACCGTGCAGTTAAGTGATCCAAATGATTACGAGGGTGGGGCTTTTGAGTTTTCGGAAACTAACTCACCAAATGAAAATGCATCAAGAAACAGAGGCACGATTATTGTGTTTCCGTCTTATCTGAAACATAGGGTTTTGCCCGTAACATTTGGCAACAGGAAAAGTTTGGTTGCTTGGTTTGAAGGGCCACGCTGGAGATAGCAATGAACAACGATCAGGTGAGTAAGCCTACAGCGGTGTCTGTGCAAGCGCAGATCGACACTCACGAGGCGGTATGTTCGGAGCGGTGGAAAGAGACTATTCTACGCATAAAGCGAATCGAGCATATCCTTATTGGCCAGGCAGCCGCCGTTATTGTTCTTTTATTGGCTGACCGTTTCTAAACATCGAGGCATATCATGGAGCCTATGTTCACTACAGCTCTGGCTGCCGTTAGTGCTGCCTCGGCTTCAATCAAGTGGCTGAAAGAACGCGCCCAGGATTGTTCTGACATCAAGGAATTAAGCTCGCATGTGCTGACATGTTTCGAGGCGCAGTCCACGCTGAACAAAGAGCGAAACAAGAAAGCTGGCGTAGGCGACATAAGTTTTAAAGGATCAATAGACGCTGTCCTTGAAAGCAAGAAGCTGGCTGAGGAGCTGAATCAGATCCGCACCATTGTGAACCTCAGATTTCCAAAGCCTGCAGGCGAGCCATCTACCTGGGATGAAATACAGCTTCACTATCAAACCAAACTCCGCGAGCAGAAAGAGGCGCAGGAAGCGGCGCGTAAAGCGGCTGCCAGAAGGGCCAAGGAAATTGAAGAAACGATTAAAACAGCGATACTTGTCACCCTTGTTATCGGCGCGGCAGTAGCTCTGCTTGCATTTGTAATGGTGTCCGTGGCTATGGCAATGGGGGTTACATGACACAAAAAAAATTACAGCGCGATAGCGAATACGACAAATACGATATGGATGGTGATGGCGTTGTGACAGACGATGAACTGGAACATGCAAAGGCTATACAAGAAACAGAACGCGATTTACGCAAAAGCCTGGCGCAGCTCAGGATGGCTAGATTTACTCTTATCGCCATGGGTGCTTTTACCGTTGCAATGTTTGTTGTGCCGATTGATCGGGTAGAGGCACTGAGCGACATCAGCAATTTATTCTACATTAGTGGTGCAGGTATTGTCGGTGCTTACATGGGTACAACTGCCTGGATGGCTCGCAAGTAATGTATCAAGCTATAGTCATAGCTTGCCTGATCGGCACAAGCGCGGTGCAGCGTGAACAATGCACATACCTTGAAGCACAACGGTGGCATGATTCAGAACGCGCTTGTCAGGCACATGCGCTTGAGCTGGCTGGGCGTGTGCATATCCACATGCGTGGTTATAAGCCTGTAGGCTGGAGCTGCAAGGCGTTGCCTAGAGGGGTGCTGTCACGATGATACAGGCTTTAATCGGCCCTATAGCCTCACTGGCAGGGTCTTGGATGGAGAGCAAGGTCGAACAGACCAAGGCTAAAGGCAGGGTCGCCCAGGCGAAAGCTGAGGCCGAAGCCGAGGTGATGAAGGTTGCCGC